CTTTTATCGGCTATCAAAACAGCACTGGTAAACTAGTAGCAGCTACTCAAGCAACTGTCACAAACGAACTTGTGACCATTGACACAGCTGGAAGTTTTGTTGTTGGACAGTTGGAAGGTGTCACAATCAGTGTTAGCGGAACAGTAACTGTTGGCAATGTGTCTACAGGGGGAACTATCAGTGCTGCTGGCACTATCACTGGCGGCAACTTGACCACTATTGGTTCTGTGGGTGCAACTGGAGGCATAACTGGTGGAAATTTATTAACTGGTGGACTAGTAAGCGCCGCTGGCACTGTAACAGGTAGTGCTGTTAACACTGCTGGAGCTGTTAGTGCAGCTGGAAACGTCACTGGTGGCAATCTAATAACTGCAGGCGCAGTGTCAGGATCAGGCCTTGTGATCTCAGGCAACACTGCTACGGTGACCAGTGCTGGTTACACTATTGGTTACAGAGACATTCCGCAGTTGACATCATTTGGTACCCTGGCCATCACTGACGGTGGCAAACACTACTACGGGTCAGGGACTCTTACCATTCCCACCAACGGCAGTGTAGCACTACCAATTGGTACCAGCATTCTTGTCATAGCAAGTAGTAGCACTACTATAGCCAATGCTACTGGGGTTACACTGACCTGGGCTGGTCCCGGTACTGGTGGCTCAAGGACTCTTGCACAGTATGGCATGGCCACAGTGATCAAGGTTGCATCTGACACCTGGTATGTGAATGGAACAGGACTAAGTTAATGACAGGTATAATGTCTGCCATTGCTGGCAACGCACAAAACATTGTGTATGCATCTGGCTTGTATGGGCCAACTGGTGTTGACCAAGCTCCTATTAATGGCAGCGACTTAAACAACTCAGTGGTTCAGTCCAAGACCTGGATTGGGTATTTTAGGCCAACTGCTGGTGGTTCAAATTCGTTTGGTATATCTGCTGCCTGGACCAGTGATGACACAGGCGAAGGCCAGTATTCAAGAGCTTATGTCTGGGTAGGTGCCTTGGCACTCTCTGGTTACACCACAGGCAATGCTTTGGCCGCAGCTGACAACAGCTCGGGCTCAGGTTCTGCTACTTTGGTGGCCGGACAATACTATCCCATAAGAGTGCAATGGAATTATTATTTCCCGTTTGACGGTGGTTTCTTTGGATTTGACACATCTGGAAGTTTTTCATTGACGCCGCCCAGCGGCACCTATTGGTACAACACCAAGAGCAATGGATTCTAAGCCACGGTAAATATGAAAAAGGGCAAAGAATAATGGCACAACCTGTATGGATCACACCAGCTGGTAGTTTGGGAGTTATACCCGAAGGAGTTTTCTACCAACTATCAATGTTGGCAGAAGATCCTGATGGCGGCGAAATTTATTATGCTGTAATAGCAGGATCATTGCCCCCTGGTATTCAATGTTTAGCCAATGGCTTAATAGTAGGTGTACCCAGGGCCATTGCCAGTCTTCAAGGTGTCCCATTTGACGTCAGTAGAGATGTTACCAGTAAGTTTACCATAAGAATTTACACAGAAGAAAATCCACTACTTATAAGAGACAGAACATTCACCCTTACAGTGACCGGCAATGATGTACCAGAATTTACAACTCCTGCAGGTCCCTTGGCTACTTATAATTCAATAACCGGCCAATGGGAAGTTAATGATACCTATTATGATGGTGGTGAAATCAATTATCAAATACAATACACTAATCAAGATCCTGATGACACTGTGATTGTGAAATTAGTAGGCGGCGAATTGCCTGGCGGTGTTACTATCACCCCAGGGGGTTTGATCACTGGTTATATACAGCCAGCGGCAAACGTCAACGAAACACCTGGTTATGATTTCACGCCAATTTATACCGAGCCTTACGATTTTATAATCAGCTCAGTCAGTAGAAATTACCAATTCACACTGGAAGTCACTGACGGCAAGAGTTCAAATTTGAGAACATTTGAGTTCTTTGTATACGATCGGTCAAGTCTAACCGCAGACAACACCACAATAACTGCTGACACCACCGCAGTTACTGCTGACGAAGGACTTGAACGTGCACCGTTCTTGCTGAATGCTGTGCCAAGCGACCTTGGTATCGTTCGCAGTGACAACTATTATGCCTATCAGTTTATTGGTAGAGATTATGATACTCCAGATATAAGATATGCTATTGGAGTCAACCAAGGCGCTGGCTTGCCGCCTGGACTAGAACTAGATACAGTCACAGGATGGTACTATGGTTACTTGCCTGATCAAGGTGTAACTTCAGTAGAATACAGTTTTAATATTGTTACCTATCAAACAGACTTTGTTGGCTCGCCTATCACTTGTACAGCAACCACATTTGGTACCAATAGAATAACCTGTAACAGCACTGAACAACTGGGAACAGGCCAGCCTATTATATTCACCGGCACTGCATTTGGCGGTGTGTCTGCTTCTGCAATACAAGTTTACTATGTGTTGAGTGTAGTAAATGCCACACAGTTTACCATTACAAATAATTTAAGCTCTACCACTCCAGTATCGCTTAGTACATCAGCAGGATCAATGATTGCAAATCTGGTTGTGGCCAGCAAGCCATATCCGTTTACTATTACGTTGTCTGGTGCAGTTGACGCTGAAGTTACATGGTTGACTGACAGCAATCTTGGTTCCATTGTCAATGGCGAAGTCAGCTTGTTTCAGGTTGAAGCTGTTAATCGCGGCGGAAGAAATTTGTTTTATCGACTCAAAGACGGTGCATTTAATGAATTGCCGCAGGGCCTACAACTGTTGCCAACAGGAGAAATATCAGGTCGCGCCAGCTTTAACACTTTTGCAATTGATCTTGGTTCTACCACAATTGACAATAATTCTACTACGTGGGATAGCTCATTTACATTCACAGTAAATGCCTATGCTGAAGACACACAACAAATTGTTTATGATGTAGAAAGCATTACAGTTGTAGATGGCGGATCTGGATACAGTGCAGTTACTACACCAGTAATAGAGTTCTCTACGCCAGTTGGTGCCACCGCGGTACAGGCCCTGGCAGGCAACGTCACGGTAAGTGGTGGCGCAATTACATTTGTTAGTGTTGCAGATCCTGGCGCTGGATATACTGGTGCAACCGGACAGTCAGGTTCGGCCACAGTTGAAGTAATTGCCGGTTTTGGCGGTTCGGGCGCCGAATTGCAAGCTGTGATGCGACCAACTGGGGTTAGAGATGTTGTTTCAGTTTTTAAAACTTTTACAATCAGACTGATTCGTGAATACAATGCACCATATCAAAATCTAGTAGTGCAAGCAATGCCACCGCTAAACGACAGATTGTTAATTGACAGTTTGTTGACCAACAACAATATTTTTGTACCTGACTACATTTTTAGACCAACAGATCCTTATTTTGGAAAATCTACACGAGTCAATTATGATCATGCATACGGTCTAGCGCCAGACATTCTGGATCGCTATGTTGAGAGCCTGTACGAAAATCACTATTGGAAGAATTTGGTGCTAGGTGAAATTGCCACTGCACAAGCTACTGATGCCAACGGAAATGTAATATATGAAGTTGTTTATAGCAAAGTGATTGACAACTTGGTAAACAGTGCCGGGGAAAGTGTAAGCAAAATTGTAAATCTTGCGTATCCCATAATTGATCCCAACGACGGATCAACAGTTCTTACACAGGTCTATCCCAATAGCTTGATCGATATGCGAAATCAAGTTATTGATGTTGTGGGACAAATATCGTCAAGCTTGCCACTGTGGATGACTTCAAAGCAGTCAGACGGACGTGTTTTGGGCTTTACTCCTGCCTGGGTACTTTGCTACGCCAAGCCTGGCCGCAGCAGACAAATTGCTTATTACATTCAAAGTCAATTTGGCGAACAACTCAACAAGGTTGATTTCAAAGTTGATCGATATATTCTAGATCGAGAACTCAGCAGAAACTGGGACACAGTTACTCAAGACTGGACCCCAGAAGCAAACCTTACAACATTTGATAGATTTGATACTGCGGGCTACAATTTTATTGGTACTGTGAGTATTGGAACTGATCTAGCGTTTGCTGACGTCAACAATCGTACACTGGAATACATCAATGCTCTTGGCGGCCTAGACGGCGTGATCTCCAATATCAACAACAATACCTTGATATTTGTCAAACAGGAAGACTACAGTGGGCCGCCAGGCAGCAACTATGCAACCATAAATGATGCCTGGTCTGATTATTTGATCTTATACGATTCTGCGCCATATGATCAGACTGGTACAGAATTTGATGAATCTGTGGTGATCCCAACTACCCCGGTAAACGAGCGCATGGCTGTTTGGCGTATTGCAGTGGACCCTATTACCACAATAGTCACATTGTCCATTGAAGAAAATACCGCAGCAAATGATTATGTACAAGTTGAGCGCGGAAACTTCTACAGAAGTGCTCAACTGTATCGCCCAAGCACTCCAGGAACCGGACTTACACAAGTAAGTTGGTTGCCATTGACCACAGTTGTGACCGAAGAAACAATATTTGACATGGGAAGTGTGGCGTTTGAAGAGCCAGTAGATATGTACGATCCAACGGATCAGTATGATAAATATCTGGTATTCCCCAAAGCAAATATTTTGGTGTAACCAGGACACACAATGACCAGTCAAATCAACCCTAACAACATAAACACAGCATACCCTGTAGCTGGCCAGGACAACAGTACTCAAGGATTTCGTGACAACTTTACGAATATCAAATTGAATTTTCAGTTCGCAGCCGGAGAAATCTCTGCACTACAAGCCAATGCTGTGGTTGGAGGGGCTAATACAATCAACGATTTGCAAGGTGCAGTACTTTACAATTCCACCTTGCAAAATGTACGATACGCTCAAATAAACATTGGCGATGCTGCACCAAGCACTACAATCAACTATGCTGCGGCCAGTTATCAAACTGTAACAGCCAATGCAAATACTGTACTGAATTTTTCAAATCTTCCAGCAGCAGGAAATACTGCTGTAATCACCTTGGCCATAAACGCCGAAGCTGCAAACGTCACTGCTGCACCTTACACTGTGACCATTGCCAATGCTCAAATAAGCAATAACAACGTTACCTTGACTGGCTTGAACGGCAATGTGCTGAGTTTTCCAAATGCTTATAATACCGATGCCGGACTGCACACCTATCAATTGATAACAGATGATCAAGGGGCATCTTGGACCATTACTTCTTTAAACAGTTCAGCCCAGCCACTCAACGCCAGCGCAGAAGATGTAGCAGCCGGTGCCGCAGTAAAATTAAGCATAAGCGACAGCTACTTCAGCACCGCAGCGCCTGAGACAGCAACACTGGGCGCTGGAGTAAACGGACAAGTAAAAGTTTTGGCCATGTATGCTGATTTGGGAGACATGGTAATCACAGTGACAAATGCTGGTTGGAAAACTTCAGGCACAGGTACTATTACATTTGACACCATTGGTGATGCATGCACACTCAAATACATCAATTCAAAATGGTTTGTAATTGGCAACAACGGATGCACTTTTGCCTAATCAAGGATAAACAATGACCAGTCAAATCAACCCAAACAACATCGATGGATCATATCCAGTAGCTGGACAAGACAACAACAGCCAAGGATTTCGCGACAACTTTACCAACATCAAAGTCAACTTTCAAGACGCTGCTGCTGAAATAACTGATTTACAAAACAAGGTAGTTCTCAAGGCTGCACTAACTGGCATCCCACTGGACAACAACATGAATGATGCACTGTTGTTGGCAGCAAAGATTCAAGATTTTAGTGCCACCAAGGTCACAGTAGAAAACACCAGCGGCGCCATTGCTATCAATTACACCAGTGGACACTATCAAAGCATTGCCACTTCTGGACCTATTTCGTTGAGCTTTATCAACTGGCCCGGCACTGGCAGCTACGGTTATATCAAACTGCAAATAAACATTCAAAACGTCAGTAACACTGTGACATTGCCTGGTGCAGTCAGTTTGGGTACAACAGGTCTACAAGGCTACAGTGCTGGAACAATAACATTTAGTGCAACTGGCATTTATGAATTTGGATTTGGCACATACGATGGCGGCACAACAATAACCATTTTTGACTTGAACCGTGGCCTAACAAACTTTGCTGGCGCTGACATTCAATTTGACGATATCACTGCCACTGGCAATATCAGTGCAGGCAACATTGCCAATCCAAGATTTATATCAGCATCTGGAAACGTGTTGGCTGCACAAAACATTGTGGCAGTGGGCAACGTAACTGGTGGCAACATCAATGCCAGCGGCGCAGTCTCGGCAACTGGTAATGTGTCTGGTGCTAACATTGTCACAGCAGGAACTGTCAGTGCAGTTGGCAACATAGCTGGTACCAACTTGGTAGGCCTTGTGAGGCCGCCAGCTGGGTCAGCAAGTCAAGCACCCTTGGTGCTCACTTCAGGTTCAAATTTAAGTGTACCAGCAGCTGGTGCATTTGAGTATGACGGGGTAGTATTTTATTCAACTCCGCAGGCCACAGCACAACGTGGTGTTGTGCCCACAGTGTATGTGCTGGCGCTGAGTACAGATTACCTGGCAAACGATTCTAGCTCTGCACAAAAGGTGTTTGATGTAGGCACCAGTTCAGCTGGAACAGTTACCTTGGCTGGCTCAACCACATACATGTTTGAAGGCACCTACTACATTACTCGTGCTCTGGGCACAACCAGTCACACCACTAGTTTGTTGTTTGCATTAAGTAATGCCTTGACCAGCATCACTTATCATATTGACAGTACCACGTCAACTGGTGCTGCGCTCACAGCCGTGAACAGAATTTATGCTACGTCAGTCAACGCCACAACAGCAACCGGTGCATCAACATCGGCTACTGAAAATCTAGTGTTTACAGTAAAAGGTATACTGCGCACCAATTCAAGCACCACATTGCAACCACAATTCCAGTACAGTACTGCACCCGGTGGCTCGCCTACTGTGTTAAAGAACAGTTACATTAAATTTGTACCAATTGGCACAAGTTCGGTTACCACAGTGGGCAATTGGTAACAAACCGTTTGACTTTACAAACAGTTCCAACTATAATAAGGTATGGAACATCCACTACTTGGCGATCTAGATGAGTACTCAATTGATGAGCTCAACTCTAAGATATCCGAACTCAACAAAAAACTAAACATTGCCATGTCAACTGGCAATGCACATCTCTGTAATCAACTGCGCATGGCCATTGAAAGCTTTAGAAACAAGTATCATGAAAAAGTGCGCAATGACTATGAGAAGAAATTAGCCGACGCAAAAATTGATTCTAGCAAGATTGATATCCAATGAACATAAGATTACAATACGATTTAGAATTCCTGGGCGGGATTTACTACGACAATGCTCTGAGACTCAACAGTTATTCAATCAATCTGCAGATTCTAACAAGAACTGCTGACCCTGTTGAACTCAACATTGCCTGGGAAAGACTAAAAGCATTTGTGTATGGCGAACTAGACAACACTGTGTTCATCAATCAAAAGCTTGAGGATCAAGCGGAACTGTTGGCCATGATGGGTGTTAATATTACAACATTGCCAGAAGATCCAGTTGATCAAGTGATTGGGTTGATGTTGATGTGCAAGCTCAATGCTATCTTCGAGGGTCGACTACATATTGTACAATTGGATATATCCAGCTCAATTGGAGACAATGTTTGGTATCTCATTGACGAAGAAGAAGGTGTAGGTGTGTTTGCTCAAGATGGTTGGTGGAACGAGCCCACAGTAAAACATTCAACAGTGAACATTGACAAAGACAACAGCAAAGTAGTCAAGGTGTCTCCCAGTGCCTGGATTGAGTACGGACTTACTTGGCCTGACTTGGTTGACAAACAGTCAAAAAAGCCGCATACTGTGTTATACGCAAAATTTCCCAAGAATGAAAATTGACAAATTTGGACAGATGATTTTCAGTCAAGACGATGTTGTAAACTTGTATTTGCAAGGACACAACATCAATGTACTAGAACATCTCTTGGTTGACAACACCATTGATCTAGAAACTGCTGCACACATACTGGAAAATGTGCCGGCATTTGTGCGCTATGATGAACTGGCACAACAACAAACACTAGAAGAATGGGATCATCGATGTCAAGCCAACTGGTACATGCCTGAAAAATACAAGCAATTGGACATCGCTGAACATGTATTGAGCCTGTGCACAACAGATGTTGAACTTCAACGCTGCGGCCAAGAACTCATGTTGTTTCAAGAACGAAATCTTTTTGACCTACTGCGCTATCTAGTTTATCTAGTGGATGTCATGCGTGAAAATCGTTTGATCTGGGGAGTGGGACGAGGAAGCAGTGTGGCCAGTTATGTGCTGTACAAATTGGGTGTACACAAAATCAACAGCCTGTACTATGAATTAGATCCTGCTGAATTCTTGCGTTAAATATAATTTTAGGAGATAGCTATGACCAAACAAATACATAGATCAGCCAATGGCAAGCCCGTTGACATGGGCGCACTGCGTTTGAAAAACGAAAAAGTTCGAGCAGTTGGCAACATGAAAGTCAACGCTCGGGGAGATCAAGTAGACGACATGAATCGTGTGATTGCCACCAAGCCTGAACAAGTAAACAAACAGTATCGAAAACAAGTAGTTACTGGAAAAAACAATATAGGACCAGTATGACCAAAGCAGCGTATTCTGCACACAAAATCAACCGACATCAGTTGCAACCCATCAAGGATGCAGTGATTGTGAGCGACATGGTTTTTGATGAACGACTCAGCACTGGTGGTATTGTGCTGTTAAACGACAATGGTAAAAGCAGTGGTATTCGGCCCCGCTGGGGCCGTGTGTATGCAGTGGGCCCTGACCAGTCTGGAGTGCGTGTAGGCGAATGGGTTTGTATAGAACATGGTCGTTGGACTCGAGGTCTTGAAGTTGAAGACGAAGCTGGCAAACATACACTGCGCAGAGTTGATCCCAAGGATATCTTGATGAGTGCAGATGAGCGGCCAGATGATGTGACTTTCTCATCAGCCATTCACGTAGAAGCCAAACCCAGCCACATGCAGCACAACTGATATGATAATCAACTGGGACGTAAACAAAGTTATTAGCGACTGCCAGAAGATGTATTATGGGGCAAATGACCCATATGTGACCGGTTGGAACAACTGGCCTTGCAAACAAGACTTATATCGTGTAAAATTTGCTGTAGACGAAATGCTCAAGAACACTAGCAAATTTGCTGGTGAACAAGAGTGGTTGGAAGAACATGATAAAGAACAAGTTTGGAAAAAACTCAATGAAGTGCAACACTTGTCGAAAAGACATAGATTCTAATTGCGACTGGCACCAAGGCCGATGTCCGCATCGTCCCAGCACCTGGGACGTTTTTATTACATGGTGGAGAAATAGAAATGAGCAAAGGAAGTAGACCTCGTCCTTTAAGTATTCCAATTGTGGAATTGAACAATAGACTAGATACAATCTTTGGTGAAAAGCCAAAGAAACAGCGTTGGATACCACCAGCATTGCCCGAAGACATGCAAGGTATCAAAAGCTCGTTTGAGCAGCAACTGGGTGTGAATAAACTTCCACCTGGGCGCACATGAAATTATTCAACCAGGTATATCTAGGAATGAATCCCACAATACAACAACTGATGCAACAGGCAGGCACTGACACCAGCGGCAAATGGATGAGTATAGACAATGCCGAAAAGTTTGCTCAGTTGGTAATTGCAGCGTATAATAAAGAACTTGACGAGTCTTGTCAGGAAAGCAAAAGCAAACTTGGCTACAGCCGAATTGGATTGGAAAACGTATGAAAGAATTATGGGTAGAAAAATATCGTCCCAACACTGTGGATGGTTATGTGTTTGTTGACACTGCGCAACGTGAGCAGGTAACACAGTGGATCCGAGACGGAAGTATTCCTCACTTGATGTTGAGTGGTAGTGCTGGTACAGGTAAAACAACCCTGGCCAAACTGTTGATCAATGAACTAGGCGTAGACGAATATGACGTGATGTACGCCAACGGTTCAAAGGAAGCTCGCAAGGTTGAGTGGGTGGACAAGCTGATCAGCTTTTGTCAAACCATGCCATTTGGTGCATTCAAAGTGGTGTTGATTGACGAAGCAGACTACATGAATCCCAACTCGGTACAGCCCGCACTACGCAACTTGATGGAAGACTACAGCCAAACTGTGCGGTTTATTCTTACTTGTAACTATCCCAACAAGATTATCCCGGCCTTGCACTCACGTTGCCAAGGCTTTCACATCACCAAAACAGATCATACAGAGTTCACTGCTAGAGTGGCCACTGTGCTGGTGTCAGAAAATGTAGAATTTGATCTGGACACCTTGGATACTTATGTCAAGGCCACTTATCCAGATCTACGCAAGTGTTTGAACTTGGTACAACCCAATTCAGTAACTGGAAAACTTGCACCCCCGGGCGAAAGCGATCGTGCTGTTCGAGACTGGAAGCTGGACTGTGTGGATCTGTTCAAACAAGGCAAGATTCGTGCAGCTCGTACTTTGCTGTGTCAAAGTGCCAGTGCCGAAGAATCAGATGAGATTTTTCGCTGGATGTACGACAACCTTGAACTGTTTGGTAAAACAGCTGAGCAGCAGGATCAAGCCATTGTGATTATTCGCAACGGCATTGCCAACATTCCCTTGGTCACAGATCAAGAAATCAACCTGAGTGCTACTTTAATTGAACTTGGCAACATCGCTTGAGCCTGTGATTGATCCCAACAACAGGATCACATTCCTGTTGGATTGGGAACTCACAATGAAATGCAATCTGGATTGCAGCTATTGTGAAACTGGTATCTACGGTGGTCATGACAACAGCACACGACACCCGCCCAGGGCTGAGTGCTTGAAAACCATAGACTTTATGTTTGAGTACGCTGATGCGTACATGAGCACCAAGCCCCAGGGCATTCGATATGTGATCCTGAATGTTTATGGCGGCGAAGCTTTGCACCATCCACACATTGTGGAAATTTTATCGGTGCTGCGATCTCGTCATGAGCAATACAAACAGCAATGGCATTTAACTGTTACCACAACTACCAATGCCATAATTGCGCCACACCGCTTGGACAAAATCATTCCTTTGATTGACGAGTTTACAGTAAGTTATCACACTGACAACACTCCTGAACAAAAACATCAATTTCAAGATAACTTGTTAAAAATCAAATCTGCGGGTGGTAGACTAAAGTGTGTGGTGCTCATGCATTCTGAGCCGGACAAGTTTGCCGATGCGCAAAACATGATTGAATGGCTAAAGAAAAATGATATCAAACATCTTCCGAGACAATTGGATCATGCAATTGAGCATGATTTCAACTACAATCAACAACAGGTAATTTGGTTTGAAAAACTCTACAACAAATCCCTGGATCATGCTGTGGTACGAGACAACAAAATGGACCTGGCTGACACAGGTCGTGCCTGCTGCGGGGGCAGAAGTTTGTGTGCGGATCAAAATCGTCGAGACCCGCAAAAGTTTGTGTCAAACAAATTCCCAGGTTGGTACTGTAGTGTAAATCATTTCTTTTTGTATATCAAGCAAGTCAACGGCGAAGTCTACGTGAACAAAGATTGCAAAATGAATTTTGATGGCACCGTGGGACCAATTGGGCATTTATCAAACACTCAGCCCATGATTGATCAGGCTCAAGATCATGATCGTCCTGTGATACAGTGTGCCAAACAACGCTGCTATTGTGGACTTTGTGCACCCAAGGCAGCAGATCTAGATACATATAACCACATAATGAAAAAATATGAGATACCTAATTCTAACCTACGTGACCAGGCCTAATGGCAAAATTGACGAGCAAATGCAACTGGCTCGAAATATCAAACGCAGAGATTTGCAAACAGGCAATGTTATTCTTGACTTTCGTGAGCTCAAGGTAGTAAAATCTAGCATGAGTGGGCAACAAGTACCAAAAGATTTTGATCGAATTGTTGCTTACTATTATCAACACTATGCCAACACAATAGATCGGCTACTGAAAGAAAATGGATACGAAATTGTCAAATCTGAAGAACCCCAAGCACAACCCGCAGAAACTGATCCTAGTTGATTAGTTTCCAACCTTTGTAACTTTTATACAGTCCTTTAACTAGTTTGTATGCTTCGGAGCCACTGCTAAAATTATATGCGGTGGCAAGATCTCCAGTTGTTCCGCAAAATGTACCGTGGTTAGGATGAACAAAGTTATATTTGATAGCACGACTTTTTGTAGCATGGCTAATTTTCTTTCTTGATTCTGAGGCCCAAGCATGAGTTTTAAAACTTTCAGGTCTTTCTAATCTCCTTTGTTTTTGAGACTCTGATAATTTTTGTCGCATATCGTCGGTCCATATACGCTTACTATTAGATTCTCTTATTTTTTGTTTTTGGTAATCTGATATTGGATGAGACACATTTCCTTTAAGTTTTGCAGAAATTTTTTGTCTTGACTCTATAGTATGTGTTTTTCCATACATTGGATTATTTGTGCCTGAATTTCTATTAGATATATCAGACTTGAATTGTTTGGCTCGTTCGTCTCCAAATAATTCTTCATACGTCTTGTTTTTTCTGTTTTTGGATAATTGTTCTTTAGTTTCATTAGACAATGTGTGATGTTCTCCCCCTTTGGAGATATTAGTAAGGATACCACCGTCTTTTCTTCTACCGTATAAATCTATTAGATGTGTTTCTCGGTCAATTGCTTCTTCTTTAGTTAACGATTCAAATACAACCTTGACTTCGGGAACTAAGTTTGCAGATAAGATGTTGCTAATTTCGTTAACTTTTTCTAAATTTACTATTTTAGTTCTAGTCTCCCGTATATGTTCTTTATATCGGAGTTCTGCTGTTCTTGATGTAATCCCTACATAAAAAACGGTTTGAGTTAGTGGATTCAAAATCTCATAAACATAAAAAATTTTACTTGACATATACTATTCTTTCTATTATAATCATACTATGACTAAAGATATTTATCAAAAACGCATAATTTTAACGGATATCGACGGTGTCGCGCTTGACTGGGAATATGCGTTTGATGTGTATATGCGGCAACACGGTTTCAACAAACAAGAAGGCGGCCAATTCAAATACAACATTGGCACACGCTACGGAATTGATACAGAACAAGGCAAAAAGCTGATCAAGATTTTTAATGAATCGGCACACATGGGATTTTTGCCACCCTTGCGTGATTCTATGTATTATATTAAACGTCTGCACGAAGAGCACGGATACGTGTTTCACGCAATTACTTCATTGAGCAAAGACGAAAACGCACAAGAACTTCGCCGCATGAATATTAAGAAATTGTTTGGCGAATCAACATTTGAAAAATTTGTGTTTTTGGACACTGGAGCAGACAAAGATGAAGCCCTGGAGCCATATCGTGACTCAGGGCTATGGTGGATTGAGGACAAAATTGTCAATTGTGAAGTTGGATACAATCTTGGACTCTATCCCTTGTTAATGGAACACGGGCACAACCTGGACTACGAAAATCCTGCTATTCCTCGTGTTCGTAATTGGCGTGAAATTTATTCAATAATTGCTCCTAGCGAGAATACAATTTAAGAACATCACCAATGATCTTGTGTCGCTGTACGTCCCTGGATTCTAGTGGGCATACAGCGATTCCTTTGACCGGATGTGCTTGCAATCGATCACAAAGATCCATCAAGCCGTTGTCGCCATTGGCGCGATCAGCTTGTTCTACGTCTCCTGTGATAACAATGCGACTGTTGACTCCAATACGAGTCATTAACATTTTGGCCTGTGCTGGTGTTGCGTTTTGCATTTCGTCTGCGATGATCCACGAGTGTTTGAATGTCCTGCCGCGCATGTAGGCCAGTGGCGCAATTTCAATGACTTGATCTTCAATCATGGCCACAATGTCTTGTGGTCTATAGTGTTCACGTAGTACGTCTAGCAAAGGCCTAGTCCATGGTTCCATTTTGGCGACCAAGTTGCCGGGCAAGAATCCGTGTTGTTCGCCTTCAACACCCACTGCTGGGCGTGTCATAATGATTCGTTCGCAGTCTCCTTCTTTTAATGCTTTGATTGCTGCCAACATGGCCAAGTAAGTTTTACCTGTACCTGCTGGCCCTGCAGTAACTACAATGTGCTGCCCTGGGTCTTGCAGTGCCATTACCAACTGTTCCTGATTTCGTGTTCGAGGGATCAAGTCTATGCGGCGCTGTGCCGCCTTAGGTGCCGGGTTAAAGGCTATGGTGTTTTCTACAGTTTGATTCATTCTCTTGTTTTGTGCTTTCGCAGCGCGGTTTCTACTCAAAGTATTTTCTCCTTTAGTCCTCTCGGACCTGTTATTTACGGGCCTGCGCAACATGATAACACAACATTGATTTAACAACACCTGATCACTAAATACTGACCTGGCGGCGTATTCCACAAAAACCCTGCTCTTGGTCAATCGACTAAATATACGCATGGACCGAGAACTCTTTAAAGACCACACTGATTACTGGCAAGTTGCTGACAACATCCGCGACATCTACATGAGCGACGGCAGTTTGACCACGCTGTTGGATTTTGAGCGTGTGCTGGACGAAGTTGATATCTACGCATTTAAAAACTGGGAAATTGGCGAGCTTGTGGCCGGTCCTGAAATTGGCCGATATCGTGTGAGCTGCACATTTATGTGGCCACTCAAACTCATGCCCGATCCACGTGGCGGACGCAGACTGTTGAACTACGACTGCGAAATAAGTTATCAACGCAAAGAAATAAAGATTCCTGTAAAGATCACAGACCCCAGTGATTATCGCCCTGGCACCAAAAAAGCCAAGTTAATGACACAGGAAGTGTGGCTGGTGGAAATTGTCATGCCCAAGGCCTTGATGAATGATATTCGCACTGGATCAATTGAAATGGAAGATGAGGATATTGATCTTGAAGAACTGGATCAGGCCTATGAGCAAGATCTAGATCAGGAAGCCAATCAGAGTGATGAGGCTGCCGATGATGCACAGGCCAGCCTGGACACACCCAACCCTGGAGGCGCACCAGCTGCTGCGCCAGGACAACCACAGATTTAATCATGAATACTTTTAATCCTTTTGACCCTGCCCGCCCCTTGCTGCTGGAAGGCCTACAGTACAAAGATCTTGACGGCATCATGAAACCCACAGTGCACGTGGATGAATTTTCTGCCAAACTGGGCGAAGATGCTGATGTGATTGTACTCAGCTTTTTTGTGCGCGACAAGCAAGCAGCACGTGATCTAATGGGCTGGTTTGAAAAAGGCTATGATTTTGTACTAGATGCTGATGTCAGCCCCGGTGAAATCAAGCCTGGCCGGTATCTGGTGTATGTGGAAATTCGTCGCCGCAGCGCAGTACCTCGCCATGTTCAAACCTTGTTGGATGATCTTTCTACCCTGACAGAATTTGAGCCTGAAGACTGGCAGTTTGTGTATGAGGATGGTGACTTTGGCTGGGACCAGGATGAATTTATCAAACGCATTCCACTAACACCCGACGCATATAGAGCCAGAAATGAATCTGATCTAAATGAAATGAGAGCTGCTGCCGGCTTGAAGCCAGTGCAGATTCATACTCCGCGGAGTGATGTCAAGGCATTAATGGCCGCAGCAGGGATATTGTAATGTTACTAAACCACTTGTTTGAAAACCGCCCCGGGGGCACACTAAACGAATTTGCACCTGCAGGTGGTGGTGGCAATCGCATGGGTGGTGGTCGTATTGGCGGTGGCGGAGATGACGATGGTGCCGGTGATGATCCCTACAAGTATCCACAGCCAGACCACTATAGCCGTAGCATAGACTTCTTTGGACGGTTTGAAGCAGATCATTTTGACGACGAAGAGTTTGACAAAGCCACAGGCGAGTTCCGGGGCTACTGGGACGATCAAGAGGGCCGTGATCAGATTGCCTATTTCAAGTTTGACAATCCCCGACGCACCGGAGACGACGACCCAGGCATGGGCTGGTACTACGAGCCACAAAATGAAAGCATGGCAGAAGCACAAACTGAACCTGAGCAGCAACAGATTGATGCTAACCGTCAAGCAGCACTGCGTCGTGAGCGTGAACCTGGTGGCAGCGAAAAGATTGATGCCCAGCTGGCACAACAAAATGCACAGCGCCAAGAATATGAACGCACTGGCAACTTCTGGCTCAAGCGCAAAGACACACAAGAACACATCAGTGATGAGTTTGTGGGCAAAGCTGCCGCAGTGGCTGCTGCACAAGACTTGTTGAAACAACAACCTGATTTGCGTGGCAACATTGTGATCACAGCATACGGCCCAGGCGAAACTCAGGGTGTGGCGGAAGGCTTCAAGAACATGTACGCAGAGTTCTCTGGATACGGAAACTACATGCAAGGTCGTGCTGTCAATGTATTCAACAAAGCTGGCTTGGAGATTGTCAGCAAAGATTACACAGAAGATGATGACATACAAACCTATGTTGTAAAGGGTGACCGCCAAGCTATCGAAAAAGCCGGCGAGTTCTTGGAACGCAATCCCGAACAGTTTGGCGGATATCACTTTGTCAAGCAAGGTGTGGCGGAAGGCGGATATCCTGAAGTTGACCATATGCCAGGTCCCACTATAAAGAGAACACAGACTGGTTGCAAAAGATGCCACGGCAAGGGCTATGTTTATAAAACACCAGACGGTGAAGTTCATCCTATGAATCGTCCAGATGCCAAGAAATACAAATGTGGCAAATGTGATGGTATTGGGTTTGTCAAAGTAGCAGAGCAAGGTGTGGCGGAAGGCTCACAGGATAATGGAATTAGTTTTCGTGTACAAAAGGGTAAAAATAAATTTGTCACTACCATGACAGTTAATAACGAGCAGGTGGGTGTATACCAATATGATGCTACTACAGGTCGTAGCATAGCCGAGGTTTATCCAGAATTCAAGGGCAAAGGATTTGGTAAATTATTGGTTTTACATGCTATCTATACCGCGGCCAAATTAGGATTAGATTTCCAAGAAGATGAATCAAGAACTGCTGAGTATGATAATGTGTTAGACAGTTTGAGTAGCAACAGTTATATTGTAGATGATGATGGATATTGGTACGTTACTGGTGAGGGCGAACAATACCTACAACAATCATTAAAACAAGGTGTGGCGGAAGGCAAGAGAATGAAAACTGCCAGCGGCATGTATCGTGACCAGCATACTGGAGTTGCCTACAGAGGAAAAACAGGACAAGATGGAAACGATAGTTATATGACTCCTGATTACTTGATTCAAAAGTATCAAGAGCGTTTAGCGCAAATTGCATCAGGTCCATACAAGCGTCCTAAAGAAGTAGCACAACTAAAATCTCGTATTGCTAAACTACAAGGTCAGCAAGGTGTGGCGGAAGGTGCTCCTATTGTAGTGGCACAGGCTCCTATTCATATTCGCAATCCTAAGAAACAACAAAGTCGTCAAGACAAGCCACTTACAGCATACCAACAAGGTGTTGCAGCACAGGGCAAGCCATACAAGAATCCGCATCCGTTTGATCCTAAAGCAGGCGCAGATGTGAACTACGACCATAATCAATATCGTGCTGGATATAAGAAGCAAGGTGTGGCGGAAGGCTCCTTGGAAGAAATAGACCGTAGAGGATTCTTAAAAGGCATGGGTGCAGCGGCAGTAGCAGGCACTGGACTATCACCTATGCCTGCGAAAGCCTGGTTTTTCTTTATAATACCATTACCTAACACTAACCCAGATGCAGCGGCAAATGCATGCATGCCTCCGACTGTCCAGGTCGGACAACAGGTAAATTTTCAAAACGAATTACAGGTCATACAAAAAATACACGGAGTCTCTAATAGATGCCAAAATCCAAATATGCCTGTGGCTGTCACTATTGGCAAACCTGAACCCGTTCAAGCACCAGTAGTAAAAGAACCTCCTAATCAAAAAACACCTCCGAATTACGCATCAAGAATTATAGCTAGAATAAGACCAAACATTCATTATTCTGGCGACACCTCAGGTAATCCACGTGCAGAAATTGAAGTTCGAGTATCTTCTGATGGTACAATTACCGGAGTAAAATTAGAAAAATCAAGCGGTAACTCAGAGTGGGACCAGGCTGTAATTGATGCTGTTAAAAAAACCCAAACAATGCCTTTAGATTCTACTGGTAATGTTCCATCTATTATGATAATGGGTTTTAGACCAATGGATAATCAATCTTTACAAAGAGAAAGCGTTGACCAAGGTGTGGCGGAAGGCGGTGAGAAAGATCGTCAATGGTCCAACAAAGACATGGAGAGGCTGCGTGTTGCTACCAGAGACTTTGATGATATAATGGCATCTGATGGACCTGACCAAACCAAGCACGATTTAATTAAGAAGCGAATTCAAACAAAACCAATGGCAGGTCCTAAAGGCGTATTGCCGGAGGAAGGTGTGGCGGAAGGCGGATACAGCGGTATCGACGATACTGACACCGTGGGCTTTAGCGTCAACAGTGAACGGGCATACAATGCAGTAATGGCTCGCTTTGGCGACCAGATTGATCATGACGAAACTTCGGGTATTCTGTATGTGCCTGCACGTTTGTGGCCCAAAGTAGAAATGGTAGCTTTTGATGCCGACGGCGAAGGTGCTACACAAACTGATGGCTTGGACGAAGGCGAGAAAGTTGGCAACATGGATGCTGATGCATTTGATGCTGCCATGGCCCGCCTTAAAAAGCTAGCAGGCGCAGGACCAATGAAAACAGTTTATGACCCCAACAAACGTGTGTATCGTAATGTGCCCACAGCAGTTCAACCAGGTACCAAAAAATGAGAAGCACTGCTAACGGTCGTGTTATAAGAACACTGCCTGGCGCTACAAAACCTGAAGCTCCTGTACAACCTCAGCAGCCCCAGGCCCGGATCAAACGAGCTATGCCAATAGCAGCGCTACTACAAAGTCATAGATTCAGACTAAACCCATGAGAAATTTTATCAATCTAATAGAAGCAGTGCAATCTGGTTGCCCACCAGCTACCCAGAGCATTGAATTGAATCTAAAAAATCGTCAAAAAGCCATTGAAGAATACCATTATGGTCCGTTGAATCCCAACGAGCCCAATCAAGAATACTGGGCTGAATTGGCTGACAAATGGAACACCAATGACATTGAATCAGTCAAAAACAACCGCTGCGGAAATTGTGCTGCATTTGATATCACAGACAAAATGCTAGACTGTATTGCCAAAGGCATTGGCTCAGAGCCTGGGTCAGACCCACAAGGCACAATTGATGCTGGCGATTTAGGCTATTGTAAGTTTTTGAAATTCAAGTGTGCTGCACTGCGCACCTGTGATGCCTGGGTTGAAGGCGGCCCTGTAACAGATAAAAAAGATGAGAGCACAAGAATTCGTTGAAGCTGATCTGGGTACTAACCCACGTAGAGCAGCCCGACAAGGGTCAAGACCTCCACGCGGGCACAACCCTGTGCCGCGCTATCGTAGTAAAAAAGCCGAGCCTGACCAGGAACAACTGGACGAGCTGATGTTCATGAACATGAGTCCCTGCAAAACTGACTGCTCGGGACACAGAGCAGGCTACAAATGGAGCAAGGATCGCGGCGGTGTCAGCACTGCGTCCTGGAGCGACAGCTTTAATCGCGGTGCTGAAATAGCCCGAGCAGGCTATTAACGTCGAGTATAAACAAAATACAACCTACCCAGTTCGGTAGGTTCTTTTTTGAATGTGTCTAGATTCAAGTTGTATTTTTCTGCAAACGCATTAACAACTTCAAAGCTCCAGGGAAAGATATCCACATACGGGCCTGTTCGGTGTGGAATTCCTGGGTTGGCTCGCAAAAAGAATTTGCCACCTGGGCGCAAGAGATTCACACAGTGCGAGAATCTTTCTTCAATTTCATCCTGTGAATTAAAGTTGATACTGCCCAGCGCAATGATCACGTCGTAGCTCTCAGGTTTTACTTTGTAATCCAGTATATCTACTTCATAATCAGCAGCGTCATTGTAAGGATCAATGCCAACAATATTGTTGATACGCCCCTTGAATGGATGATAGCCGCAACCTACATCTAAGACTTTTTCTGGATTCAGCTTGTTAACTTCGTCAGCTAGTTCCCAGCCTGTGTGTTCGTAGTCGCCTGTACGCGGCTTCCAGATTTCTGCAAAAAATCGCAATATGTAACGCTCGCTAAGATCATCAACAATGTCTTTTAGGGTGCCCACGTAATCACATGGCAGATGTAGCTCTGCTTCTACTGCGTCTTTGAATTTGCGATATCGAGCCGGAGTCCATGGCAACGAATCTACAACAGTATTTGCATCGATTGCAATGTTTGCATACTTGGGTAAAGCAAATGCAGTCTGCAAATTTTTTATTAAGAGAGAAAAAATTTTGTTATTCATAAATATTTTGGTATATACAGTAGAAATTTTACAGGGAATAGTAAAAAATTATAACCTCCCTGGATAATTTATTATATTTAAGGAAACAACATGAACCTCAAAAAATTATTAGCAACATTTGCTGTTGCACTTCCGATGCTAGCATTAGCATTTACACCGCCCAAAGTGGTTAACGTCACTGTGGGATATGCACCCGGATCTGGTAACGAAACCTCATTTAGGGGAGTTGCAGCCATTGTAGAAAAAGCCAACCCAAACATCACATTTGTAGTTACAAATCGCCCAGGCGCTGACGAAGTAGTAGCACTAAACCATTTTATGAAACTGCCTGGTGATGGACACAATCTGTATATTAGTAGTCAGCAAGGGGTTTTTACCACTATCGAACAGTGGTATCCGGATCAGATCAAATTCAACCCGCTGGACATGGAATTGGTCACAACTATTGCTAAATCTCCATTGGCTGTGATTGCCAATATTGATTCTCCTACTAACACTCCGCAAGAATTACTAGCACGTCTCAAGAACACTAACAAGCCTATTACATTTGGTCTAGGTGCTGGCGCTCACAAGCTGGTGTTTGAATACTTGATGGATCGAGGCCAAGGCAACCACAATCAAGTCAAGTCTGTGATGTATCGTGGTCCTGCACAAGCCGCACAGGACGTGGCTGGCAATCAGGTAGAGTTTGGAATCATGCCTACAGCAGTGGCCTATGGTCTTTATAAAGCAGGAAAAATCAAGTATATTGCATTAGCATCAGAATTTAAACTGACTCAACTGCCTAACGTGCCACTGTGGAAAGATTCTGGCATGCCCGGTCTGAACATTTATGGTGCTTGGATGATTGCACTACCACCGGGAACTCCTAAGGAAATAGTAAAGTATTATCAGGACTTGTTTGTGCCAGCCATTAGATCAGCCGACGCCAAACAGTTTTTTGATTCAAACTTGATGTTTCCGGTACCTGCTGAGCAGAGTCCTGAAGGAGCTCGAAAGTTCATAATGAGTATTCGAGAAACCTGGATCCCATATGTGAAGAAAATGAAGTTAGATTAATGAAATATATTTTTGTAGCCGGTGCACCAGGCAGTAAATGGAGCAGTGTAGTTAAAAACATTTACTACAGTCCAGACATTGATCGCAGTGATTATAGAGATGAATGGACTTATTACCACGATGCATCAGGCAAAGAAGAGCTCATGCATTTAGGTGCATACTTTGATCCTGGTATGGCTTGCCCACTGCCTGATGATCTATCAGTGATGAGTAAAAAAGAAGCGGAGGCCAGTTTTGATTATCCTTTTAACCTGAACTCTAAAGGAGTTAGAATTATCAAGAGTCATATTTTCTCGTATAAAGAAAACCTGGAATACCTTAGAAAACAATGGCCTGACTGTGCCATTGTACTGGTTCACCGCGGCGATGATTCTTGCCTGGGTTGGTGGGTAAAATGTGGACATTTTGACATTACCTATCCTGACTATTCAGAGTACTATCAAGACCTGAAACACATGGCACAAATAATTAAAAAACAAAATGCTGGTATCTTATCAGCATGGTGGAAACACGAAGGCAAAGTAGTCACAGACAATCTTCAACTTGCCCAGGCATTACGAATTGAAGCGGCACCTACGGAATATTCCCAGGACTATGTGGTATCAAATGTGAGCGTAAAAGTAATATGATAACAGAAGAATTCAAAAGCAGTTGGGACTTTACCAAGAGCTACAGTACATACCATTTTGACCCTACAGTTAAAGACACACAGCAATCAGCGTTCACACAGCTAGGGCGTATAAACCCCACATGGCTGGATGACATTGCTGACGTAGTGGCTAACTCGCGGCCTGCCACCTGGGAAACACGTGGCTACAAAGGCGAGGGTGTGCCTCCACCGCGTGAAGATTTAATTGCCGAAGAGTATGACATTGAGCGTGTGGGTGCAGATCCCAAAATGATCATTACGCATCTGAATTGGCGCATACCTGATTCATTGAAATGGATCACTGAAGCATTTGCATTAGATGACTGCATGGAACGCATACACGTACAACAGCCTGGCGAAGTGTGGAATCTGCATATAGATAAACTGCAAAAGTGGTCACCGGAAGATCCTTCTAAAGTAGGACGCTATTTTGTTCAGCTCACAGACTGGCAACCAGGACAGTTTTGGGAGTATGGTAACTATCACTGGAATCAATGGCGTGCCGGAGATGTCAGCACATTTGACTGGGCCAACATGCCACACAGCACTGCCAATGCTGGACATCACCCCAGAGTTACATTTCAGTTAACTGGGGTTATTACTGATCAGACTCGAGCCTTTTTAGCCACACTATGAAAACAATGTTGATTTTAACAGGCCCTCAGGGGTCAGGAAATCATTTGTGGAGCAAGATATTTGCCCTGCATCCTCAAGTACAAGGCTGGAGCGAACTCAACAGCACATACTGGATAGGGCATGATCAAGAACCTTTTGCAGACTGCTGGGCCGATCCTGACTTGTTACAGCAACGGGATTGGAGTTCTAGCAATTATTATGTAACAGGCGTAAGCACACCCTACATGCTCAACGGTGAATGCACAGTGCCTGACATTGTGCGCTTTGCTGCCACTGTAATGGGCCAGGGTATCCGTGTAAAAATTGCTATTATTGGCCGTGACCGCAACATATTAACATACCAGGAAACTCGTGTGCGTGGTGAGACTACATTTGAAATTGCTCAAAAAGAATTTGAACTTTTGCGCACTTGGAGCCCAGTGTTTTTAAGTTATGAATTACTGCATCTTTATCGAGATCTTTATCTACAACAGTTAAGTGATCAATTGGAATTTCCTATTGATTATGACAATCCTGCTGTGGATATTATTCTGCAGGATGACACAAACAGTAAATATTTTAAGCCAGTGCTACATCATGCCACTGATGATCTAGCAAGACATACTTCAAGAAAATGGCGATGACTAAACCAACTTTTTTACCAGAGTTATATTTGCCTTCGAGAGTCGATCAGCACTGGAACGAGTCTGGAATAGACAACATTAAATGGTGCAGGGATCGTGAACATTTTTTGTCATACCCACACCAGGTTGAATATCATTATAACAGTCGAGGATTCAGAGATGCGGAATGGCCCGATGATATGCTTGAACTCAAAGAAGCTGTTTGGTGTATAGGGGACAGTTTTACGGTTGGTATTGGTAGTCCGGTGGAATTTACTTGGCCCCATCGGTTGTCAGTTGCAATTAATAAACGCACTATAAATGTCAGCATGGATGGCGCCAGTAACCAGTGGATAGCAAGAATTGCACAACATATTATCTCGGCTGTTGACCCTAAGAAAATAGTAATCATGTGGAGTTATACTCACCGTCGAGAACACAGTAATATGCTACTAGACGACGAACATCGTAGAACACAGTTTATAAAAGCAACTGTTCAAGAAGACCTGGACAATTTGTTAGCTTGTAAAAAGCAAGTTGATTTGGTGGCCAGCAATGCTGTTGTGAATTTTGCAATCCCCGGCGCACATTCGGGCGTGTTGTTTAGTGTAACAGAGTGTTGGAATAAAATTCGAGATCCCAGCTGGCCCGTTGACGCTCCTGCTACTGCGGCTGAATTTATGGCATTGCCTTCAGACATATTGCTAGAAATAAAAAATTTACATAAACTCCAGGATGATATTCAAAACACCCTGGAGTTTGCACACTTTTTAAAAACTCAACATAATATTATGCCGGTTCAGCGGCTGGATATTGCACGAGATGGTCATCATTTTGACAAAATCACTGCTGACTGGGTGGCGCAACAAGCTGTGTATTGCCTGGAGTGATAATAGATTTCCAAAATTGATCTTCAGTTTGTGTGCAGTCTTCAAACGTCTGATCAGTCATAGGTGAGGCAATGTCTGTGTTACAGCTGGCCCATTTGTTGTAAACCTCGACTAGCGCATCAAAGTTTTTTATTATTTTTCTTTTTTCGGTCAATGTTTGTTTTTTAATAGGCGGACCGTTTATCATAATGCCCAGCTCAATCATTTGATTTATAGTTTTTTGAGCCAACGCATATCCAGGTTTATAAGGCTCCAAGCACTGTTGTGTTTCTTGACTTAGTACAGAAATTATTCCTTCTCGACGTACAATATCTTGTGTCCACTGTTGTTTAATAGTAGCCGGAAGATTATCAATATCAGTAGATGAATGAACTGCCGGCCACTGGGCATGAGCATGTTGTTGATAGTCATTGACTAGGTCTAGGTCTGACGATATGAGTTTGTTTGCGGTGCTGTTGGTACCCAGTGGCAGGCTGTTTATATCACTGCGAACATAATGCATTTGATTCCAGGAATTAAAACTTATTCCAAAATTCTTTTGCCAGGTAATTTTATTGGATTGACTCGAAAATATTGGAAGGTCCAATATAAACTGTTCTAGTCTAGGAACATCTTGTTCGTAATTAAAGTATGTTCCAACGTCAAAGTACTGATTACTCCATTGGATATACTGTTTGTAAGCATTTAATTGAGTGACAAATACCTGAGGATCTAGTGTTACTCCTGACTTGTATATTTCGTAAAAAGCATCAATTTTTTCATACGCATCGTATACATTTAACTTTTTGGTAATTTTATTAAGTGTCATGCTGATTCCGTGCTCAAAAACATTGGCACGTTTGCAAGCAATTATATAAAAGTTTTCATTGATATACTTGTAAAATGGAATCTGTTGTTCAACGCTGTCGCCGCGTTGTTTAATATGATAATGTGCAAGTCTTGATGTTTTGTAGTGATCAACAGTGTCTAGTAGTTCAGCTATTTCTTGAAGACTCTGATGATACCCCCATTTGGTATGCTTTTTACCAATTAGCTCTCTATTGAATTCGGGGCTGTAGTATGTTGACAACCCGTTTGTTAATTCGTGTAAATTAATAGTTGGACGATCAAACTCATGAAATTGCATGTATATAGTGATCATTCGTTGAAGCAGTGTGCTGCCTACTGCGTCAGGGGTTAAAATTAATACGTTCATAAAATTACTTAGTAAATAACAATATGACACAACGTATTTTAATCATGGGCCTTCCAGGGGCCGGCAAAACATATCTGGCACAACACATTGTGGACCATTTGCAAGCAGACAAGAAACGAGTGGGTTGGCTCAATGCTGATGATGTACGCAAAAAATACAACGACTGGGATTTTAGTTCCGAAGGTCGTATCAGACAAAGTCTGCGTATGCGTGAACTTGCAGACGCAATGACTGACTGTGATTACGTAATTTGCGACTTTGTTGCGCCTTTAGTTGAAATGCGTAATAACTTCAAAGCTGATTGGACTATTTGGGTTGACACTATCGACAAAGGCCGTTACGAAGATACTAACAAAGCCTTTATTCCACCTGAAGTTTACGACTTCCGCATCACAGAACAGCATAGCGAAAAGTGGGGTGAATTTGTTGCCGCACATATTTTAGATAATCGTCGCAGACCTGTGTTTGATTGGCAAAAAGAAACTGTTCAGATGTTAGGGCGTTGGCAACCGTGGCATGCTGGGCATCGTGCGCTGTTTGAACGTGCTATTGCAAAGACAGGACAAGTTGTTATTCAGATCCGCGACTGTCAAGGTTGGCAGGGCAGTAACCCATTTGAAATTGAAAAAGTCAAATCATTTATTCGCCGTGATTTAGATATGGTTTATCAAGGCCAATACGAAATTCAAGTTGTTCCTAATATTGTTAACATCACATATGGGCGTGATGTTGGCTATCGCATAGAGCAAGAAGTCTTTGATGCAGCCACCCATGCTATCAGCGCCACACAAATCAGACGAGATCTTGGACTAGCCTAATTGTAAGAAGTGCTAAATATCTCTATGTGGATTTTGCACTTTCTTCCTGACGCTGTAATACTGTGGTTCACCAACCTGTTGCTGTTTGCGGGGGTTGCACTCACAGTGGCTGGATTTTTTATTCATCGAATTCCGTCCCCGTTGATATATCAGTATCAATTGCCATTCAAAATAGTAGGCGTTGTTCTGCTGGTACTGGGCGTGTATTTTCGTGGCGGCTATGCTATAGAAATAACCTGGCGCGAGCGTGTGGCAGAAGTAGAAGCCCAGTTGCGAGTTGCTGAACAACAATCAGCTCAAGAAAACACACGTATAGAAACTCGAGTAGTTAAAAAGACCGAATACATCACACGTCGCGGATCAGATATTGTTCAGTATGTTGACCGTGAAATCGTCCGGTATGACACCAAGTTTGCTCCTGGCGGACAGTGTGAAATACCACGAGAATTTATCAAGGCCCACAATCAGGCCGCTGAGGCACCACCCAAATGAAATTCAAAGACTTTCGAACAGAAGAAAAAGTACGCTTGGATCCCAAGTGTTGGACAGGTAAAAAAATTGGCAACCCCAAGACCAAGGTCAAGGGTGGAGTTAGAGTCAACAACTGTGTGCCCGCTGAATCTGTTGAAGAGGCTGTAAATCCTGCACAACAGGCTGCTATTGCTATTGCTAAAAAGAAAAAGAAACAAGGTCTGAAGGAAGGTACAGACAATCCCTACGGATATCGCAAAGGGCAAACTGTAAAACTTGGCAATGGTCAACAAGGTCGTGTCATTGATATTTTTGATGACAGCATTGAAGTTTTACTAGTTGGCGGCCGAACAGTCACAGTAGACTTCCGTGATGCACGGGTAATCGACGAGCAAGGTGTGGCGGAAGATGCTGTGGCAGATTTCTTGGCTCGTGGTGGAGAAATACAAAAAGGCAAGCTACACAAACCACGCAAGGGTGAAACTTGGCAAGGATCATCACACATTGGTGCAGCAGGCGGAAAAGGTACCAAAGGCACAGTGTCGGGTCGAGCTGCTAACACCAATCCCAAAGGTGGCAAGCCAGTGGTCAGTGCTGAAGGTTTCAACCCTGAATACAACGACGAAGCAGGCATGGCCGACAACAATCTTGAAACCTTGGAACGTGCTGTGGCAGGTATTGACGACCTAATTCAAACCGGTGATAACTTGCCAGAGTGGTGTCAAGAAAAGATCGCAGTGGCCAAGTCAATGTTGGTGGCTGTATGGGACTACATGGAAAGTGAAGAAGACTCTGAGGAAGTAGATCCTGAAGTGGACGAAATGTTTGAAGCCATGCAAGACCTGGTGTCAGAAATGGCCCAGAAAAATCGTGTGAGTGAAGATCTAGTGTGGGAACAGTTTGAAGCCATGCCGGATAACGTACTGTACGAAACAGCAGCTTGGCGTCGCAAAGAAGGCAAAAGCGCCAAAGGTGGACTCAACGCCAAGGGTGTGGCCAGCTATCGCAGAGAGAATCCTGGTTCAAAACTACAAACAGCAGTCACAACCAAGCCCAGCAAACTCAAGCCAGGATCCAAAGCAGCCAAGCGCCGTAAATCATTCTGTGCAAGAATGGGCGGAGTCAAAGGACCAATGAAAAAGCCCAATGGCAAGCCCACACGCAAAGCTCTAGCCCTACGTAAATGGAACTGCTAAAATGAAATATTGGGCTATTGCAATATTGTTGTGCCTGTCAGGATGTAGTACTGTGGTGCCTGTGGTTGCTAAGTTTCCCGAAGCACCGGGCCAACTGGTAAGTGAGCCTTGTCCCAATCTTAAAAAATTAAATGATGATGCGGCCTTGAGCAACATTGCACGTACCATTACTGAAAATTACACCGCGTACTACGAATGCGCAGTCAAACTAGACGCATGGATTGAGTGGCACGCAAAACAAAAAATAATATTTGAAGGAGCCAACAAATGAGCATATTAACACTGGAACAACTAAAACAACTGGTACCGGGAAACCCGTATATAGAAGACTGGCACGAGGCCCTGGACCAGTTGCTGGATGACTACGGTATCAACACACCACAACGGGTGGCACACTTTGTTGCACAATGCGCCCACGAATCAGGTGGGTTCAAGTTCATCAAAGAAAACTTGAACTACAGTGCAGCCGGCCTCAACACCACGTTCCGTAAGTATTTCCCCACACTGGAATCAGCTCGTTCCTATGAGCGCAAGCCAGAAAAGATTGCCAACCGGGTGTATGCCAACAGAATGGGCAACGGCGACGAAGCATCAGGTGATGGCTGGCGCTACTGCGGACGTGGGCTGATTCAGCTCACAGGCAAAGACAACTACACATTCTTTGCGGGCAGCCTAGGCATTCCCGTGGAAGAAGCTGCTGAATACTTGGCCACATTTGAAGGCGCAGCACAGTCAGCCTGTTTCTTCTGGGAACAAAACAACTTGAATCGCTTTGCTGACGTCAATGATGTGCGGGGACTAACTCGTGCCATCAATGGCGGCGCAATTGGCCTAGAAGACAGACAAAAACACACCGAACATGCACTACATGTGCTGACCGGACACTAAAATAACAGGAGCCAACCATGAGCAAAAAACAATTACCTCCCGGCAAAATTACCAAATCAGAAGAAGACTGGATGACCAAGAAATGGCGTCCCATGATGGCCATTATGTACATGACCGCATGTTTGTTTGACTTTGTGTTCTTCCCTATTATGTTTACTGCGGTACAGTTCTGGGAAGTCAGTGCAGCCAACGATGCCTTCCGTCAGTGGGCACCAATAACACTGCAAGGCGGCGGCTTGTTCCACGTGGCCATGGGTGCTGTACTGGGCGTTAGTGCATGGAGTCGTGGACAAGAGAAAATGGCTGGTGTGACTGGTGGCTCAGCGCCAGCACCTGGCTGGGGGTCAATGCCTGTAGCCAACAACAGCTGGGGCAGCGCACCTGGTGCACAAACTGCTGCATACACTCCAGCACCCAGCTGGGGATCAACACCTGTGGCCAGCAACAGCTGGGGCAGCGCACCTGTACAAACAGGTTGGGGAGGCAAAAAGGCTCCGCCTGAAGCCGAATTCCCTGTATTATAAGGAAACATTATGAAATCCATAATCTTAGCAATCACCCTGGCTCTAGGTACTTCGCTGGTGTTGGCCGAAGGGCCCCGAGAAACTGTCAAGGTCTGCGTTGACGTAAAAGACAAAGCAGGCCAAACAGTCATTGACCCCAAGACCAAGCAGCCCAAACAAAACTGCAAAGAAGTCAAAAAGCACAAGAAACTAGAAGGCGCTGAAAAAGTACCCGACGGCAAGAAGAAGTAACATTTGACCTTGTGCCCCTGGGTCCTGTATAATTAAATGTACAGGACCTTTTTCATGACTGACTACTACGCCACCCTGGGTGTTGCAAAAACTGCCACTGCCGAGGAAATCAAACGAGCCTATCGTCGACTGGCTTCGCAACACCATCCTGATCGGGGTGGCAACACTGCCCAATTTCAACAGATTCAAGCGGCCTATGACACACTAGGCGATGCTGCCAAACGTGCCGCTTACGACAACCCACAGCCGCAATTTGGTGGATTTGGTTTTCAACAAGGCCAAAACATCCATGACATTTTCAGTCAGATGTTTGGGCAACAACCACGTCGTGGCCACATACGCATGACCATTGGAGTTGACTTAGTGGATGTGATCAATGGCAGCACAAGAACTGTGCAACTGGGCACAACACAGGGCTCCAACACAGTGGAAATTGCTATACCCCGGGGTATTGACAACGGAGACACAGTGCAGTATGGCGGAATTGGTCCCGGGGGTTCAGACCTCATGGTACAGTTTAGAGTCAACCCCATGCCCAATTGGCGCAGAGAAGGTATAAATCTGCACACCGAAGTTCAAGTGTCAATTTGGCAACTGATCCTGGGCAGTGAAATCACCATGACTGCACTCACAGGCAATGAGCTTACTATTACAGTGCCCCCAATGACTCAACCCAATACTGTGATGCGCCTACGAGCACATGGAGTACATCATAGGTCTGGACAGCAGGGCGACATCATGGTAAGAATTGTGGCCCAAATTCCCCAGAACATTCCCGCCGAAGTCATGGCAGCAATACAGCAACACTGCCCGTAATGTCAGTAGATCACTTGACACCAACGACTGTAAGTAGTATAATAATCACTGTAACTCAAGGAGCTTTATGAATCCCACCGCCGAAATTGAACACATTGTTGAACAATCTGTAGCAATTGCTCAAACATTTCAACACGAATATGTCACAACCGAGCACCTGCTGCTGGCCATGGTTCGATATGCACCATTTCGAAAAACACTGGAGAATTTTGGTGTAGAAATTGACATGCTGGATCAAGACCTAACCAGTTATCTGAGTGGGTTACAAAATCTTGTTAAAGAAAATTCAGATCTAACACCCAAAAAGACCACGGCTCTGGAGCGTATTTTTAATCGTGCCAATGTGCAGGTGATGTTTACCGGGCGTAGACAAATGTCCCTGATTGATGTTTATCTTTCAATCATGGCTGAAGGCCACAGTCACGCACAGTACTATCTCATGAGATACGGTGTGAAGAAAGTGGAATTTGTGGAGTTCTGGCAAAAGAACTATTCTGCCCAGGCCAGTGCCACTGGCATGAGTGTGAATCAAGCCAATGACATTCTCAACGAGTACTGCGTTGATCTCAGTGGTCGTGCTGCCAAGAACGAACTTGAGCCCATGATTGGTCGAGACACTGAACTACAGGAAATGGTCACTGTGCTGGCACGACGCTTCAAGGCCAACGTGCTCATGGTAGGCGATCCTGGCGTGGGCAAGACTGCCATCATTGAAGGCCTGGCCCAGGAAATTCAAGCCGGTCGTGTGCCTGAGTTTCTCAAGGGTCACGAAGTATGGAGTTTGGAAATTGGCTCGCTGCTGGCAGGATCAAAGTATCGTGGTGATTTTGAGGAAAAGTTCAAGGCCGTGGTGTCAGCACTGGAAGCCAAGAAAAACTGTATCTTGTTTGTGGACGAAGCGCACACCATGAAGGGTGCTGGTGCAGGATCTAGCTCTAGCCTGGACTTTGCCAACATGCTGAAGCCGGCTATTACCAAGGGCAGTTTAAAAATCATTGCGTCAACCACCTGGGAAGAGTATTACGAAAGCTTTGAAAAGGATCGTGCCCTGATGCGACGTTTCTATCGTCTCAGCATTGACGAACCTGATGCTGCGACCACAGAAAAGATTCTTATTGGACTCAGTCCACGCCTGGAACAGTTCCACAATGTGTTGATTGACACTGAAGCTATTACTGCTGCTGTGGACTTGGCCAATCGCTACATTCATGATCGCAAGAACCCTGACAAAAGTATTGACTTGATTGATGCTGCTTGTGCTCGGGAACGTGTGAAAGATGCAGGCTTGACAACCATCAACAAAGGCATGATTGAAGAACAGCTGAGCCGTGTGACCAGTGTGCCTGTAGACAAGTTACAGAACGAGCGCAGTGCCAAGATTGTGGAGCTAGAAGGCAATATCAAGCAACGGCTGTATGGACAGGATTCAGCTGTGGACACTGTGCTGGAACGTGTGTACATTAACTTTGCTGGTATTGGCAACGAGCGACGCCCCATGGCATCATTCCTGTTCTTGGGCCCCACAGGCACAGGCAAAACTGAATTGGCTCGACTGCTGGCCGACAACTTGGACATGAAGCTGTTGAAATATGACATGAGCGAGTTCCAAGAGCGTCACAGTGTGAGTGGACTTATTGGTGCTCCCCCAGGTTACGTGGGCTTTGAAGACGGCAACATCGGCGGCGGCAAGCTGATTGCAGACATCAGCAAGAATCCTTTTTCAATTATCTTGTTTGACGAGATTGAAAAGGCACACCCTGACGTTGCCAACATCATGCTGCAAATGCTAGACGATGGTGTGCTGACCAGTTCAAATGGCAAGAAAGTCAGCTGCAAGAACACCATTATCATCATGACGTCTAACCTGGGCGCACGTGATAGTGAAAGCAATGCAATTGGCTTTGGATCACAAGAAAAAACTGGTGAGGACGATCGTGCACTCAAAGAGCACTTCCGCCCCGAACTGCGAAATCGTATTGATGCTATCTGCAAGTTTGGGCGCCTGGACCAACTGGCCATTAAAAAGATTGTGCTGAAGTTTGTGGCTGAATTGCAAACCAGTCTTGGCAACAAAAACATACGACTCACTGTGACCGAAGCCATGGTAGAACACTTGGCCGAAAAAGGTTATGATCCCAAGATGGGTGCGAGGCCTCTGGGTCGCAAGATTGACGAGTTACTGCGTGTGCCACTCAGCAAGCGTATCTTGTTTGATCGCCTGGACAACTGTGATATCACAGCTGACTTGGTGGAAGGTGGGGTCAAGTTTGATATTGCAACACACGAGACCAGCTTGCTAGACAGTGACGGAATTATTCGTTTCCCAGCATGACACTAGTATACCAACCACAGCCAAGAGACCGACTCTACTACGATCAGTATCAGTACTGCTTGACTTTTCAGCTCAGTCATTCTGGTCGCAGTCGCAGCCTGGACCCTGAAAAGATTCGCTCAGCTATTCATTTTGCCAATCTTTTGAAGTGGACCAATTCAAAAATCAGTGATGAACAAGAGAAAAATTTACTAGAGTGCGCCAAAATATTTAGAGAATGTAACCAGCCACACAAACGAATTGTGTATGCCAACT